GCTATTGCATAGGCTTCAAGAAATAGCTTTGCTTGATCTGTTGAAACGTTTTTAATTGCATCGGGTATATATTTTTTATCGCATTTTCCTAACTTATGCAATTCACTGCAAACTGAATAATCATAAATGTTGATGGCTTCTTTTATTTTTGTAACGTTAAAAGGCAACTTTTTCAATACATCATACATTAAATCTAAATGCGTTTTTTGCGCTATTTTTACTCTATAGCTGTTTTTATCCTTGATCTTAGTCGCATTACCATCCGACAAATACCATGCCATAAACTTTAAATATAATTCGGGCTCTATATCATAATTGCCAAGTCTAAAGCTAGATACAGGCGCATTGTTGTTTGGCATCCCTCTGTAAATTGAATTTGCGTGTTTTGACATCTTCTCGGCATCGACAAATCTATAATTACCGGATGAATCAGCCTTTACATATTTGACTAACATTTGATGATTAGGCGTGACCATCATGTTAAACGACCGATTAACAAAGTGGATCATGTCGCCTTTGTAATTATATTTTATGCGGCCTTTTGCTTTGACATACTCCATTTGTGTTATGTCGTCAGGGTTGACACTTGCAAATGTTTCTTCGCCTGTCAGATCGTCAAACAACATCCAACCCTTATCTGTATACACCTTTGTTTCTTTATCGAAGCAATTTGGATGCATCGGCGGCAAATTAAGCCCAACAACTGCATCCTTCAAATCAAATACTTTCATATCTAAATCTTGGCATATATTACTTGTTCGATCGTCTAATGTTGATAAATATTGATACTGCTTTACAATTTTACTTTGCTCATAAGATAACAACGTTCCTTGATTAAGGCTATTTGACACTTCCGTGTTAATTAATCTTTCAGCTACTTTATAACCACTATCCATTTTAGCTGCCAATCTTTTTGCCATTTCTTTATTTGGTATGCCTTGTGTAATTCCGGCTTTTATAACTTCGTTGACTTGACTTTCTAAAAGTTTTCTGTTCTTCCAAACTCTTTCACTAAAATCCAAACCATTAACAGGATTTTTAATAAGTGACATTATTTGAGTTTTTGTTAGTAAATTAAACTGCGTTCCAACACCTAATCCTTTGTAAGTCTCAAACATAGTTTCGTAAAAAGCGCGCTCCGCAAGTGGCGACAAAGTGGATATCATTAATTGATTTTGTTCTTTGCTCATTGCAAGTAAAGATTCGTTTAATTGTTCAATCAACTTATCCATTCTAGTGCCTTTAGCAAGCGCCATATCCATTGTTTTTTTGTCCAACGCTAACTTGCTACTATATCCGCTTATAACTTGTGTACCGTCAGCCAGAGTGGAAAATGTTGGCGACTCTACTATTTTTCCATACTTTGAATAATTTTCAGCAACAATACCGTTCATTTCTTTATACGTTTTGGAAAAAAGTTTCTTTAAATCTTTTAATGATTTTTCGCCCTCTTCAAAAATAGACTTTTCAATGCGTTCCGCTCTATCTTTCCAGTAGTCATTGCTACGTACTTTTAAATCAGCAACATTAGCCATTACATCACCTCGTTAAATCCAAGATCTCCACCTAGTTTTTTAACTTGTTCAGCTTCTTCAATTTCAAGCTGTTTTAATTCTTCGTCTGCATCTTGTACCAATGGGTTAGATGACAGTCTTGTTCTAAGTGACAAATCTGTTTGTTTTGGTAATTCGGTCAATAGCTCTGTGCGATTAACAATCATTGATCTGTCAAACGTGTAATTGCTTTCTAAATTCGTGCCATAAAACATATTGATAGCGTCTATCATAGCGTTAAGAAAATCTGTGATTTCCATTTCAAACTTATCGCATTTCAGGTCAAGATTTGCAAACATAGCCTTTATAACTACATTGGTGATAGAACCACCTGATATAGATGTAGTATCTACCGCCATAGCAAATTTAAAGATATCCTTGCTTAATTGCTCGATGAACACCTTGCGCGCTTCTGTTGGGATTTCTAGCTGTTCTGCGCTGACGCTCCCATCATCCCCAACTTGAATGGATTTGTATTGTTTCAAGTCACTCATAAATTGGCTCAGTGATTCACCACCAAAATTTTTGATAACATAAAAAGCATCTTGCATATCGTCAATGTTATTAGCAAAGTCACTTGCTATAATGTCATAAATGTCAATTAATGCTTTAATGTCTTTTAGATCACTATTTGAATACTGATTATTCCTCAGACAGACAAAAGGGATCATGCCGAACGAATGCGGTTGTTCTGAAACTTTTCTGCCACCAAACGATTCAATGGTTGTATAGTGCGCTGATTCTGAAACCATCTGAAACTCTGTATCTTTCTTGGTTTTTTCGTATCTTTCCATCTTTTCTGCGGTCCACACTTCTGCTACAGAGATTTCACTTTCGTCAAACGTATAAATAACACTGTCAAGTCTGCCATATTTGTAAACAGGCGCCACGTTTTCGGGATCAACCAAAGAAAATTTTAAAGAACCACTATCTACATACATATATACCCATTGGATACCTTGTTGCGATGTCGCTGTTGCTGATTTAATTAAAAACGAATATAATCCACCTGTAGCATTGTCTAACGCTTCCAAAACATCATCTTCCGCTTTTACACCATTTCCTAATAAATATTGTACCTTTTGATCTACAACAATCCTAAAAAAACCAGATGGGTACTTATGATTAGCCCTATATGGTATGTCCAACAGTGACATTGAAATTTCGTTGAACATGCATTTTCTGCGCTTCATGATCTCGGTGTTGTCCCCCGTATAATAATCTTTACCGTATCTAAAATATCTGTAATGCTCTGATGATTCAAAATCTCTAATCTTGCTCAATAGACCCATGTTTCACCGCCTTTTTATTATTTGGTCCAACCCCATTTGTTTCTGTTTCCAAATGCGTGTTCCGCCATCATGGTTGTTGCATCTGCCGCATCATCGTGTTTTGTCTTTCCGTTTTTAGGATAATGCGTCAACTGATACAAATAGCTTTTATATTCATCGTGCTTGTCAATATCAGACCTAAATCTAAAACACTCTTTAATCTGCCCTGATTTCATCACTATTCTAGTGTGTTTGTTTTGTGTCGTTTGCTTCCAATGTATTGTTGTTCTGCCTTTTTTCAATTCTTTGACTTTTTGAGCGTATCCTTTCCCACCGTTGTTTGACTCAAAGTGAGCGTTATCTACTGAGTATTTATCGAGCATACTCGCAACAAAAGGCTGAGTTATTTCTATTGGTTCGTCTGTGAAAATCACGTCAACAATATATATTTCTTCGCCATAGATAAAACCAACCAACTGGCACAACTTGTCATCGCCTTCGTCGGCGGTGTCTATGGTTGATATTATACCATCTGGCTTAGATTGCAATTGATCTAATTTGAAACGCTTCAAATCCGATTCCGACATTAACAAACCTTCTTTCGGAGTTGGGTCTTGCTGATATAAAGAATCAAATACAACCGAATTATTTTTTCTTATGGCTTCTAAACTTTCCAACGAGTGCTGTTCAGGCCATAGTGCTTGCCCAATGCTTCTAATGTCGTTGTTTCTTGGTTTTGTGTTTATGGCTTCAAAAAGCACAACTTCCCATTTTTCGGGCTCGGTTCTAAGCAAATATCCAGCCAAATCGTCTTCGTGCCATCTTGTAAACACTAATAATTGTTGGCTGTTGTTATGCAGTCTTGTCCTTAAAACAGTGTCATACCAATCTTGAACGTTTTCGCGCTTTGTTTGTGACCATGCATCCATAGCGTCTTTGTATAAGTCATCCATTATGGCTACATCAAGTTTTCGAGATGTTAATCCGCCGCCAACACCAACACTTACCAACGATCCTTTTCTTCCGACTATCTCAAATTCATCTGAATTTTTAAGGTAATTGTCTGTAGTTCTTACGTTTTTCCCATTTAGGGTTGTTTGCGGGTATATTTTAGAATATTGTTCGCTGTCAATTATTCGCTGAACGTCTCTATTAAATTTTGACGCTATCGTATAATTGTAAGCTATAACGCCTATTTTTTTGTCTGGATAATCTCCCAGTATTTTTGCTGGTGTTCTCCTTGTCGATATTTCTGATTTTCCATGCTGTGGCGGCATAAAAACCATTAAATTTTTGACTTCGCCACGTATGAATCTATCAATCTTTTTGCAGTACTCAACATGATGCCAATTTGGAACATAATCATTCATGGTGTACATCGAAAACTTTAATATGCTTTTTTTAGCTTCTCTTGATACCTTTTCTTCTAACAACTCAAGATATTCAAGCTTTTGAGATGCGCTCAAGTTCTCTAATTCTACATTCGAGTTCATCATCAGACCTCTCTATTTTCAATTCTCCACCAAGCTCAAGTTTATCCGTAAACATCTTGAGGTGCTTGCCCATCAATTCAATGGCTTTTAACGCTGCCGATGAATCAATATTCTGATTGACCACAATACTGTCACCTGTAGGCGTTTTTATCGTTGTGGGTATCTTTAACAACGAAGTTTGCTTTATATCCTGCAAGTCTTTCAGCAATCCTTCAATAGTCACTATTGACTTTTCTTCTAATCGATTGACAACCTTTCCCCTTAATTCGTCAAATCTTACCCTTATATTATCCTGCGCCATTAATTTAGATGCTTTAGGATATATGCTTGCGTCACTCATATTTTTTGCGTCATAAGCCAATTTGTAAGCGTCAACTTGTGTTTTTCCCTCTGCAACCGCAACAACAAACTTCTCTTGTTTCAAAGTTAATCCTTTACGCTCAGAAAGCCCGCTAATTTCAGCAGGCTTTTTATTACTCGGTTTCGCTCTTGGGCTTGATTGTTTAGTAGAAGATTTTTCTTTAGCGGACATTTAATCACATCCTTTTTTCTAAAATGTTTTTTATGCTTTCAGCGAGTGGTTCTAAAACTTTTTTTTACACTATCTTCAAATTCTGCAATTGCTTTAGACAAATCTTCTTTGGCTTTTTCTTTTGACTTTTCTTCTAAATACAACTCAACAATTTCATTTAACTCATTATCTCCACTTGAAGATACTCCAATATCAATATAATCATTTTTTTCATAAAACCATCTTACGGCTTTTCCAACTAATTCATCGCTATATTCCATTGACTTCTCCTTTGTGTCTCAATTTCCAAACCCAACCTTTAGTTTTACCACCACAAATAGGACACTTGGTTGATCGTTTTAACAAGTAATAAATCAAATATGCAATCGATACAACTCCAAATGTAATCAACCCCAAAATAAAAATGATCCAGTTGAATTTTTTTGTGCCTTTTACTTCTCTTTTGCAGTACGTACAAAATCTCATTTTTCACCACCTACAAAATCAATATTTTTAAATGTTTTACTGTTGTGAATTTTATTGCAATTTTCACACATTATCATTTGGCGTTCTATATTTTCGAGAAATTTAATTGATCCACATTCACAAACAAAATTATTTTTATCCACTTAATCACCTCTAATTATATCATATTGTTTTATCTTTTACAATCGTTGATTTTGCAACGTTTAACTTAAAATATAAAATACCAACTTAAAGCATGCAGCAATAAAAATTACAGTTATGCCAGTTAAAAAAATATATCCCATTGCTTTGCCTAAAAATTTATTCATTTAACCACTTCCTTTTAAACTCGTTTATTTTCTTGATTAAATTATCAATATCTTTAGTTGGACTTTCTAATTCTTCGTTATCTTTTTCAATTTCAGATCTATCATAAACTAAAACTCCATTTCTAACCACTTGTGCTATATCATAATCTGTGTCAACAATACATTTCATATCCTCTGTGTACAAACTTATATCAACACCGCCATAATTGCCCATTAATTTTCCTAGTCCTCTACACACAACCACTTTGTTTAAATTTAATTCTCTATATTTTATTTCATCCCCATCTTTTAATTCGCTCATTGTTTTAATTTTTACGCTTTTAAATTCCAGTGCTTTTGCATTTTCTATAATTTCTGTCATTCTATCGTGCAAATTTTCTTTGTAAATTTCTTGATTCCAGCACTCTTCGCACGTAATACCTCTGCATCCAATTACCGCTCCGCAATTATATTTAATTGTATTAACGTCTTTTTTAGTCCAATCTTCACAGAAAAGCCCTGGACAATTATTTTTTATTGTGCTTTTTTTATTGCTAGTTATTGTATCAATATATTTCATTTTATTACCTCCATTTTTTAAATTTAATCATACTTCGTCACCATAATGCGACCACTTTTTACATAACTCATATCTTTGTTT